ATTCCAATCCCCGTCTAACATAGCCTTGACTAAATGTTCCGCTCCTAAACCTTTGAGTTTATTCTCATAATCTTGGTCTTGCGTTGGGTTGTCTGCAAGCCTTGCAGGTATATACTGCCTTCTCATACCTCCTTCTTCGGGGGGCATATAGTTGATATGCATTGAGCCTTTTTCTTTTAAGCCTCTATTAGTTATATTTTTGATATACTTTTTGCATTTTCTATCAATTTCGGGAATAGGCATAACTGCCCCCTCCACAGGTTCAGACGGCATGTCAACAAACGTACGCTTTACCCAATTATGACCTATTCCAGTCGGATTAGAGCCATTAATAATGCGAGGAAACATCTTTTTATATTTAGCAGGCACTTTCAACCCCCCAAGCCTGCACCTATTTCTTAAGAATCTGTAAATCTTTTCTGTAAAATGAGTTAGTTCGTCAATTAATAATAAATGAATTTCAGCACCTAGATATTTTGAGACGTCTTTCTCGTGTTGGCAATGGCAAAGATATATCTTAGATCCGTTTGAAAATGAAATAATATTTTTACTTTCGTTATATTTGCAAAAACCCCTATCAATTAAATCAGCTAAAAGCACCCTATAACCTCCTGCACCCTCGATATGGTTTTTAACTAAATCATCTGAAAGCCGTCTAAATAGATATACTTGCAAGCCTGGTATTTCTTGGCACCACATAATACTAGCCATACGCATAAGCATTGACTTTCCACCACCTGCCGAACCACCATAAAGAATTTCATCAGCTGGGCTATGAAAGCAAAGAGACTGCTTTAAATGCAAGTTTAAATCAAGGTCGGCTTTTTTTTGTTGTTTTTCTGTTTCGCTCATAAACTAAAAAGGGTAGCAGTTGAACTAAAACAACCACTACCCCAACTTAAATAATATGAAAAAACCTCTGCAAAGACAAACAAAGGATAAGTACTTATATATCAATGGCTGTCTAATGTCAAATTAGTTAGTACATTTTACCGTTAATCAGAAAGCAATCATTATAAATACTTATTTGATTTACATAAAAATCGCCAATATCATTTATAAATACCTCTGCAAATCCGTTTGACCAAACTAGTTTTTGCATACGTGGCATGTAATTGTAAGCACTTGATTTAGCATCGCCTAGCCAACCAATATTGAAAGAGGCACTGTCTCCTTGCCTAAACATTTGCACTCTATGAGTATGACCAAACATAACTGACCTCATAGTCATGTCTAAATGTTTCTTCGCTGTATGGATACCACAATAAACGCCATGCATTATGTCTAAATGCTCGCCTAACGTGTAGAAATCATCTTTCCAGTTAGTTAGCACCTCATAGCCTTTCTCTCTTAATCTAAGAGCTTTAATAGGGCTTTGTAATGCTGAGCCATATTTCGCATTGTCGCCTTTTGCCACTTCCCTAAAATATCTGTCTTCATGATTGCCATAAATATAAACTTTCTTGCACGAATGTTTTTTATCTTTTAGAGCGTTGTCTATTTCGTCTAATCCCCTAAGAGCATCATCGTATTCAGACTCTAAAGTAATACCAGTTAAATTCTTCAATGAATCAGCGTTGTAAGACCCTAGCGTGAACATATCCATGTAGTCGCCACTAAGAACAATTCCATAAATATTATTCTTATTATCCCCTATGTAAGCCATGATTTTATCCCACAATACTTTATTGTGAAAAGGTCTATGAACATCGGGTAGTATTAGCCATTTTTGAACTTTGCTCTTTTCTTGATAAAACTTAGTCTCTTTTGTATTATCACTTATGCGAGGTTTGTTTTTATTCTTATTCCTAAAATCAATTAGTTTATAATAATCATCTTCGGATTTGATTGTGTATTTAGGGTTATATCTATGCTCGCTTGGTGCTGAACTTTTAAGTTTAAACCCTAAAAACAAAGCCTCATCATCGTTAAGTCGCATTCTTTTTCTCATGTTGTTTTTATTAAGTTAAGAATAAGCTTGCTAACTTAAACTTGTGAAACTTTTTACATTAAGAAGCTTGTCTTGTCAACTTAACGCCCTGTTCATGCTCTTTAACGGCTCTATTTAAAGCTTTGTGATTAGTCTTGAGAATCCTTAAAGCCATTTTAACGCTAACATCTAATTCAAACACTAAAGAGTAAAGAATCTTACGTTTAACAAACGGCAAGGTGTTCATCGGATTGCTTCGCACGTTTGAATCAAATTTATTTAAAATCTTTACTGGTTCTACTTTGTATTTTTTGCATAATGCTTCAATCTTTTTTTGAACTTGCTCAATCTCTTTAGATTTAAGAGGTAAATCAAACTTTAAAGCTTTTTCAGCTGTCAAGTTGTATTTTTTCATTCTGTATGAGATATAAGCAGGCTTTAGCTTCTTAACATTATATTTAGTCTTAGCTATTTCGTTCAATGTCATTTGCAACCCTTTAAACTCATATTTATTCACATCTATACCTCCACGAATTCTCTTTTTAAAAGCTTGCTCAACTGTTAAGCCGTTTGTGACAATTCTTGAATATAAAGCATTATAGTCAAGTTTATGCTTATTATCCTTGTGATTAATCATATCATTAATGCTAAGGACTTGGCTCTTGTATTTGAAATGTCTCATATTAATTAGCTGGGTTGTAACTAATAAGAACATACTCGACAAACTTGCATTTGTGACCGTTTCTGTCGTTGGCTTCTTTGTTGACGCTTCTAATATTGTAGCCTTTTTTCTTAGCTTTAAATATCGTATCAGAAAGCCTTGTATTTCCGTACAGCTCAATCGCTTGCCATGAAGTAAGCGATCCTTTCTCTCTTAAGTGCAGTAAGCACAGTTCTGTTTTCGTTTTCATATTAATATTCTAGTTTTTTTACAATAAAATAAAATGGAGCTGTGAATATAGCAAGTAGTATCAAAAATAGTATCACTTTCAATAATTCAACGCCAATCAATTTTAAAACTTTTATAAATTTATTGTTTATTTTGAATGTTATTGTGATTGCTTTCATTTAATCTAACAATTTAATTTCTTCTTTTAATCGATAAATAAAACTTTCTTCTCCATCATCGCCCGACAATAGATAATCAATTCTATCTGCATAAGTTTTTGCTAATTTTAAAATCTTAATTGCTTTTTTAAATTCCTCTATTGTCTCCTTGTTGTAGTTATAATCATATTTATAAAAACTTACTTCATATTTATTGTCTAAATCTACAAAGAAGTTTTCTGCTTTTATTTCAGCAAGTGTTTTCTCGATTCCGTTTTTATTAATTACTTCCTCAAGTTCCTCACATATATCATTTAGATAATGTTGCTTATAATTAAAATGTCCTCCACTCATATTATTTAATATTTAATCTGTTTTGCTTTGGTTTAGGTAATTCCTCTATTCCAAGCTCCTTCATTCTCGCTCTGCTAATCCAAGTTATTTCGTAAAACGCTACTGCCTCAGAAGTTAAGAAAGTCCAATTATTGGGGTCGCTTTCGTCATACACGCAAACTTCATTTTCAAAAATGCAATCACTTTCAGTTGGCAATCTATCATAAACCCAAGGGTCTAGTGTTTCCTCGTAAGAGTTAAACTTTTTAACGTCTTCGGGTGTTAGGGCGTAGATTGATTTTGAAGAACCATTATAACCAAATTCCCATAATTGAATTTGTTCAAAAAGCATATAAAAACTTCTTTCATTTTTTAATGCTTTTTTTGCATGCTCTCCTATTTCAAAACTCCCATGCCCTATAACAAAAAGCCTTTGCCCTTCGTTTGTTATTACTTCGTATTTCTTTTCTAGTTTCATATCATTAATTAAGTTGATACTTATTTCTAAATATTATTTATAGTTTTGTCAACTATATAATTACAATAAAAAACCCCCTTAGAATTAACTAAGGAGGCTCACCATGTTGCAACTTGGATTTACTCACTCGTCGGGTTACTCCCAATCTGCTAAAAAAGCACCCCTCAAAGTATGCGTTATAAAGAGGCATGAGGGGTTTACTAATGCAAATATAAAATATGATTTTAAATTTGTCAATAAATTAATATTTAACCTGCTATTTCGTTCGTTTTACACGATTTAGTAGGGTAACCGTTGTTAGTGCAACCACCATTGGTAGCGAATAATAAAAATTATTGAGAGGACAAGGATTTGCACCTTGCAACACACTTATCAGGCTTAAGTGTTTTTAATCACGCTTTATTTAGTTTCGCACGTCTGCAAAACTTAAGCACCTAAGTCTCTAGTCTTCCTGAGCTTGCGAGACTTCAAACAGCATGTGAGCTTTACCTATTCCACCACCTCTCATAAATTTTTTATACTAAATGTTTTATATATTGTCAAATAAATTAACCTTTAAATCTAGTCCAACCAAGAGCCCTAACAATAATGTAGTATGTTTTAGCTAGTTTAGGCTTATGTGGTGACTCAGCTACCATGTCGTTGTAAAACTCTTTGTCGATGTTAGCTCTAGAGTTATTCCAAACTTGATATTTAGCATCGTGCAACTCGCATGACTTATTAAAATGCTTACTGAGTAGCTTGCGTAGCCATCTAGGAAACCACTTAGCACCACAATAATAATTCTTATTCATCATCAAAAGGATTGTATGAGTTCATTATAATAACTGGTGCTGTGCTTTTAACTTCGCCACTTAAATCCAGTTTATCGCCGTAAACTTTAGGCTCTGTTTTTGATAGTAACCATTTCTTAGCATCTATCTTTACTCTAGCAATTTGTGCGTCTTCTTCTGTATCTGCAATTTCCTCTATTTCATCGAACTTAGCAATGCTGGCTAGCTTTTTCGCACGTGCGTATTTTTCCCTATATTTTTCGTTTGAATCATCTCCCAAAAACTTATAAAACTGAGTCTTACTAGGAAAGCCTTGCATTTGGCAAACTATGTATGTCGGTGTGCCTCCAATTATTTCAGAAAGAACACTATCAAAAACTTCATCTGTGATTTTAACTTCTTCCTTTTTCTGTTTGGGTTTAAAAGTTAAATCAACATTGATTTTCGAGTTAATAATATCAGCATATTTACCAGCCAATTCATCATCTGTTTTTAAGTAATTTAGAAAGTCATCAGCGTTTATTTTATCGCTCTTTTTTTTACCTTTGTTTATGCTATTAACTGCCTTAGTCAAATCGCCCTTATTAAGCTCTACTTGCTGTAGAATTAGGTAAGCTGTTTCAAAATTCATAATTATTATTCATTAAGTTGGAAAGAGTCTACTAAGTAGTCTCTAAGTGCTTTTGAGAATTTGCCTCCATAACCTTTTTTATTAAGTTTTTTAGCAAGTTTAGTTTTATGCGATTCAAGCATTCTAAACTGATTTTGCACGAGTGTTTCCTCTTTCTTTGCGTTTTTATTATTTAAGTTCTTTTTATTCATTGGTTAGTTAGTTTTAATATTATACTT